GTACGCTGATATGTATGAAGACTAGAGATAGAAAGAAACTATTAGTTCATCACTATCCTAAGTGTTGTTCTAACTGCGACTACTATATCTATACCGATCAAGAATATATAACTGTAAGCATAGGGTATAACAGCCAGCAATGGTTTCATAAAGACTATACTGGATGCCAAAACTCACAGTTCCTACCAGTTATAACTACACATAGAAGTAAAGATGGAAGCAGGGCAGACTAATGAATCATCAAGTAAAGAAATACATATCAGTATTCATTGCTACATTCCTATCATTCGGTGCTTTCATAGGCATCCCATTCAAAGCGTATGTTAAACAGATACAAAACAATCCTAAGTGTGTTGAATCTGGACCACGCATATGGAGCAAGAGTATGGCTAAAGCATATGCAATTGGATATATGCGATTGCATTACCCTAAATGGGGGCGAGCAGAAGAGCGAGCACTAATTAAACTATGGGGTAAAGAATCAGCGTGGGATATGCATGCAGATAATCCTAAGTCAACAGCATATGGTATAGCCCAAGTGTTAGGCACCAAACCTGGAACCCCAGCCCCGCTTCAAATTGAGCGGGGGCTGGAGTACATAGTACATAGGTATGACAAGCCATCCGTTGCTTGGGCACATCATAGAAAGAAAGGCTGGTACTAATATCAAATCGTATTATATTATACAATCTGAAATAGAAGTAGAAGCAAGTAATGATGACATGGCGTTGACATTACTGCAAGACACAATAGGTTTCAGTGGATTTAATATGGTCCGCTGGATAGATACACGACTATCAGAAAGAGAGAGCAATGCAACTCAGTAATGAGTACCTAAAAAAATCAGCAGAACTAGTACGCAAACAGTACTGGGCACAAGCAGGCACTGCAGTTAACGCAGCGTCTGCATCAGAAGCAGCACGACAGGCTGGTTTAGACTGGACTGTTGAACTATCAGATATGTTTGTTGAACGTAAAACAATCGTATCTCCATTTGAATCTGTAACAAATAAATTAAATGTACCTAAACGCCAAGCAGTTATTAAACGCACCGAAGATACAGAGTCAGTCATTGGTGTAGTTGGCAACAAGTACAAGATCGTACAAAATATGGAAGTATTTAGTGCGTTAGATACACTAGTAGATTCAGGTGATGCACGATACACAGCAGCAGGTGAATACAACAACGGTGCTAACATCTGGATGGTAATGGAATTACCAACAGGTGTACAAGTAGCCAATGACCCACACTCTGCATTTCTACTAGTTCAGTCATCACATGATGGTTCGTGTGCAGTACGCATTCGCCCTATCATTGAGCGTTTGTTTTGCGCTAATCAAATTAGTCGCATCATTATGGGTAAAGAAACAAACAACTATACCTATGTTATGAAACATACTACTAACTCAAAGTTGTCAGTCAATGACATCCGTAACATCACACAGTTAACTTATAGTTCTATTCAACAGTACGAAGGAATAGCAAGTACGCTATTGCAACGTAAGGTTGATGACCGTCAAGTTAAGAACATCTTCAAGCAAGTATGGACGTTACCATCTATAGTTGAAGAAACACCTGAACATCTACTATCACAAGGCGAGAAGCGTCAGCGCACTATTGCTTTGACTGGTCGTGAGTCAGCATGGAATATCTACAGCCAGTCACATACACAAGAAAACATCAGAGGCACAGCCTTTGGTGTATGGCAAGCAGTCATTGAACACGCAGATCATTACGCTTCTGGCGGCGCGGAGCGTCGTGCCGTCGCCACCATCAGCGGACGCAATGACAAGATCAAAAACAAAGCACTAGGCTTAGTGCTTGCATAGAGTTCCACATACATGGATATAATTCCATACACGTGGATAGATTCACTTGCTGATACCCTACCCCGCTACAGGGGCTGCATTGAAGCCTGTTGAATCAACACCTGAGCATGTGTATAAACTGCTCACTATCAACGAGAGAGGAACACATGAATACAATAGCAATAGGTTCAGTAACATACAATGAACTAGAAGTGCAGCATTACATTGATAACTCTAATAAGAAAACAGAGAAATTAAATGACATTAAATATAAAGTACGTGACTTCTTCAGTGAGCGTGAATGGTCTGACGGAGAGACAACAGTTACTCGTAGTGAAATCAACGAGTTGTTCTCAGAAGTTGGACTTGAACACATCAGAGGAAAGTATAAAGCAACTGTTACAATCACTGCTTATATTACAGACTACCCAGCAGAAAACGCAGACGACGCAAGTGAATGCATTGCAGACGATCTTGAACTAAACATTGGTTCTTCTGCTACTATAACAGTAGATAACATTGAAGTAGATGACATAGAAGAAGATGACTAAAGAGTGTGATATATGTGGAGCCGCACCTACACATCACGATGGAGTAACATACAGAGCAATATGTTGTGAATGTTGGGGAGACTGCAATCATTTCAATAACAAACAAGGAGAGATTAATGACCGTTAATTTAACAACAGTATTAAAAATATGCTATATCAAAGAAGGTGTACTGGCTCCACATTATTTACTTGGTTACATCTGGGCTAACCTTTCAGATGAAAAAAAACAAGAAATATGTGACAGAATACAGGAGAAAATAAACCAATGATATGCGAATGCAAACAACATATGGTTGAGTATGAAACAAACAAAGCAACCATTAAGTTTTATTGTCCAGACTGCAGTGCAACAGTAACTAAAATCATGCGATCACCTAGTCGTATACTTAAACTATCTAAACAGTTTGAAGCAGAAGAGATAGAAGCAGTAGAGTTTATTACTGAAGTTATTGAAGCATTGGAAGACAGCAAGTTGGCAACTGCTGGGTGGCATAAGGAAACAGAATGAGCCACGCCTATGTACCATACAATGGTACTGCTGGCTGGTCAGGTACTGACACATCTGAGCAGCGTGCACTAGACAACATACATTCAGGTAGGGAATTAAACCATCAACAAAAAGCGTTAAAGTTTCTAAAGAGTAGAGGCGTTGATGGTGGTACTTGGAAAGAGTTAGCAACAGCAACAGGTTGGCATCACGGCACAGCAAGTGGCGTGTTGTCAGTACTGCACCAGTCAGGTGCAATAGTACGCACAATTAAAACAAGACATAGATGTAAAGTGTATGTGCATCAAGACTTTAAAGATCAAGTCATGTATGAGACATACAAGAAACGAGAAAAGTTTTGTCCGCATTGCGGCAATGACATCAATGCATAGCCGTCACTATGCTATGATGGGACAACTAGTGGGCGGTAGGTTTTGGCTCTCTCCTTGTCCTACCCCCACTAGTATCTAATCAAAGGAGAAACATGGCAGAGTTAGAAATACCAAGAGATAGATACGGTAGACCTATGGTTGTACCACCTAAAGGTGGTAAGCCAGTACCATATACACGCACTACTACAGTTGCAGGTTCATTAGATGATGGCACTGCATTAGTAGCATGGAAGTTACGTATGGCAGCAGCAGGATTAACACTGCGCCCCGACCTATTGCTAGCAGCATCAGCACATAGAGATAACAAGTTAGAGATGGACAAGTTAGTTGATGATGCAATGGAAGCAGCAGGTGCTACTAAGCAAGCAACTATAGGCACAGCCATACATACATTAACAGAGAAGCATGACAGAGGTGAAGACCTTGGTGTTATACCTGAAGATTATGTTGCAGATATACAAGCATACGCTGACGCAACAAAGAACTTTAAGAATGTATTCATTGAACAGTTCTGCGTGTTAGATAAGTACAAGATTGCAGGTACACCTGACCGTGTAGTTGAATACAAAGGCGAGTTGTTTATCTCTGACCTAAAGACTGGTAGTATTTCCTACCCCAATAAGATTGCCATGCAGTTAGCAGTGTATGCACACGGCTTGCCGTATGACCCAGCCACGGCAACCCGTGGTGCTTGGGGTGGTGTCAACCAAGAGAAGGGAATCATTGTCCATCTACCTGCTGGTAGTGGTAAATGTGAACTACACTTCGTTGACATCAAGCAAGGATGGAAGGGGATAGAACTAGCAATGAAAGTTCGTACCTTCCGAGACAGTAAAAAATCCCTAGTAACACCAATCAAGGAGTAACATGCATACAGAAGCACCAATTAGTATCACAGTTAAATCAGCAGCAGGCTCGTTAGTTACAGTACGCGCTGCTAATGCAGAAGAACTAGACCAAACAGTTGCACTATCACTTGCTTCACTAGCATCTGCAACAGCAGAACTAGAAGCAGCAGTGCGTGGTAGCGCACCAGTTAACCCAGCAATACCACCACAGCCAGCAATTGCAGCAGTAGCAGCAGCGTTTAACGCTACTGAAGTTGTTACTACTCCAGGTGCAGGTGCACGCCAGTGCCCACACGGTACAATGACACGCATCCACGGACTAACAGGTAAGTTTGGTCCATACAAGGGACACTTCTGCCCTGCTAAACAAGGCGACCCAACCAAGTGCACAACAGTATATGTCAAGGCAGGCTCAGCAGAGTTTGCTACATTCCAAGCCGACCAAACAAAGGCTTAAATGAAAACACTTCGCCGTAGTATAGGCAAGCCAGAGGTGGGGGGAGAACCATTACCCCCACCTTTTCAGGCTTTCCAACGTGAAGGTATCATTCTGCGACGAGCAGAAGTTACCGTCATAGCAGGTACTCCAGGCGCAGGTAAGTCATCTATTGCATTGCATATCGCAGCAAGGTTAAAACAACCAACACTATACTTCTCTGCTGATACCAATGCACATACAATGGCAATGCGTTTGCTTGCTATGAAAGCCAAGATCACACAACAAGAGGCAGAGTACATGCTCAAAACAGACGGAACTAAAGCAGAAGAATATCTGCGTGAGTTCTCTGGTATGTACTGGTCTTTTGAACCATCACCTACGCTTAAAGATTTAGATGATGAGGTATCAGCATTTGAAACTATGTGGGGTAGAAGCCCCACACTTATAGTTGTAGACAACCTTATGGACATAGCCATTGATGGACATGAAGAGTTTGCAGGTATGCGACAGGTTATGAAAGAGTTAAAGTTCTTAGCCCGTGATACCAACGCAGCAGTACTTGTGCTACACCATACTCAAGAAGGTGCAGCAGGCTACCCTTGCCAGCCACGCTCAGCGTTGCAAGGTAAGGTGGCACAGATTCCAGCAATGGTGTTAACAGTAGGGCAGATGATGCAAGGACAAGACGCATACTTGTGTGTAGCCCCAGTTAAAAATAGATATGGTAAGGCTGACCCAACAGGTGCAACCTATATATCTTTATCATTTGACCCAGCATCTATGTATCTAGAAGACATAGTGCGTGACTATAGACAACCAGAGATGATGGTATGAGTAGCGCAGCCAAAGCCAAAGGCTCAGGAGCCGAACGTGATGTAGTTAAATACTTAAAGCAATGGTTCCCTTATGTAGATAGGCGATTGGCTGGTGCTACGTTAGACAAGGGTGACATATCAGGTATACCTGGAGTTACTATTGAGATCAAGAACCATGCCAAGATGAACTTGGCTGGATGGACAGAAGAATTGTTAACCGAGATGGCTAACGATAACGCGTGGACAGGCGTGGTGTGGCACAAGCGAGTGGGTAGGGGAAGCCCAGCCGATTGGTATTGCACCATGCCTGGACATGTGTACGTAGATTTACTAAGGAGAGCACTTGGAGAAACCAAGCATTGAAGAATATCTCCACTACATAGGTGCAGATACACCAGCCAGAGGTAGTGGTTGGCGTAAGATGAAGTGTTGCTTTCACATAGACAGCCACGCATCAGCAGCAGTAAACTACGACAAGAACGCCTTTGTCTGCCACGGGTGTGGTGTCAAAGGCGATACTTATTCCCTAATAATGTACAAGGAAGGTGGCGATTATCGTGAGGCTGTCAAGTTCGCAGAAGAATTTCTTACTACAAGCAACACAGAGATACGCAGCAAAGATAGAACTCGCAGAAGAGTATCTGTTAAGCCGTCAACTCTCGGTAGAAGAGGCAAAAGTATTTCACTTGGGAGTGGTAGACGACCCACTTCCAGGGCATGAGGCTTACACGGGTAGGCTAGCAATCCCGTACATCACGCCATCAGGCGTGGTTGATATTAGATTCCGTGGCATACATAACGAAGACCCTAAGTATATGGGATTAGTTGGTGCCAAGACTACTATGTTTAATACGCAGGCTTGCTTTGTTGCAGACAAATACATATGCGTAACCGAAGGTGAGTTTGACTGCATCATGATGACAGTTAAAACTTTGCACCCAACCATTGGCATTCCAGGGGCTAACAACTGGAAGCCACACTATGCCAAGATACTAGATGACTTTGATACAGTCATAGTACTAGCCGACGGAGACGCGGCTGGCTTAGAGTTTGGCAAGAAGATCAGCAGAGAGTTAGGCAATGTCAACATCATCAGCATGCCTGAGGGTGAAGACGTAAACAG